CAGCAGCAGATACGATTCCCTCAAATAATGGAACAGAAAATACAACAATTACTGCTGGTACTGTACCTAACTTTGGTAGTGTAATTTCAACTGTAGCTGGAAGTGGAGCAGGTTTTGATGGAGATATTACATCTGCTCATGGAATTGAAAACTTAGAAGAAGGTGGTGCAGGTTCTACTGTTACAGGACAGTTTGTAACGGAGCTAACTATAAGATGATTTATGAAAAAACTTTTACTGCTAGTTTTTTTATATGCCTTACCGCTTAACGCTCAACCAGTTGTTCCTAACTTCACTACAGGGACAGTTAGCAGCACCACAAATACCACCACATCAATCAATGAGACTATCACTTCTACAGATTATCATGGCAATTCTTATGAGTATACTGTTACTGGATTGGGTGTCTCAACCGATGGATCAGTTGCTCCCAACACAACGAATGTTGATGGGACAGTAGGTGGTCAAAGTTATACATGGACAGGTTTAGATTTATCGACAGAAAACAAACCAGTATTCACACTAACCGACTCAACTTCTGGGAACGCATTCCAATTTACGGAAACTTATCGAGGCCCCGGTGGAGTCTCCAACGTGACAACAATACAAAGAAATATAGAATCAACAAGCGTAATTACAAGTACCTCAGTATTCTCTCAGTAATACTTTTATATCCAACGCAAGTTTTTGCTAATGCCGTAAGTCAATCAAATAATGGCTCGGTAACGAATATGGCAATCCAATCGTTAACAGGCAATATGACCACAAATCAGTACGGAGGAAATATTGTTTGCCAAGGGCCAACACTCACGATTAGCCCATTCACCACTTTTGGAGCAAATTATCTCAAGCCATATCGAGATTACTATCCTACACCAGTGTACGATCCAACAGACGCAGATGAAGATGGTGTACCTGATAATCCGGGAAATGTGCTTTATGAACAATTAAACTACTCAGGAACAAATAAAGATAGTTATGCTTTAAATTTTGGAATATCAGCTACATTTAGTATTCCATTAGATCGTGGCTTACAGAATCAATGCAAGTCTGCCGCTGATACGCAGATATCTATACAGAAGCAAGTCTTAGAAAACAAGCGATTAGATTGGCAGATAGCTCGAATTCGTGAATGTGGGAAATTAAAACAAGAAGGAATAATGTTGACAAAAGATAGCCCATTTTTTAATTTATGTAAGGATGTTTATTTAGTACCAAAGGCTAATCAAGTTATTCCGCATACACATAAAATTATTTCTTCTCAGCAGTAGATTTCTTGCTAAAACGTCCTACTAATTTTTTTACAAGGGGCTTGATAATTGAGAGTAGTGCTGGACTACTCGCAGCGATAAGTCCAATAGCAGTAGTACTAACAACAGTAGAAACTGGAGGTAGGTATTGAGAGATGAACGGGACACTTTCATAAACTTCATAGCATTTAAGCCCATCATCCGATCTACGATGTGATACGACAATCTCTAATTTAAGTTCTGAAGCATATTGGCCTACTCTTAAATTATCATCACCTGGACAATCTACTAATTGAACTTTTTTCTTTTCTTCTTTTTGTTTTGGAATTTGCGGTTGTTCAAACTTCTTTTCTGGAACTTTTTGTGCAGGTTTTTGTTCTTGTTTCTGCTCTACTATTTCTAATTTTTTAGGGTTGTAATCTATTGGAACATAAGATGGAAGCTCATAACCAGGTGGACAAGAATAAAAAGAACCATTTACATCATCCTCAACAATTGCAGTATTAGTAGGTTTTATATCACGATGCGTTTTTACACATCCCGGCAAATTTATATTTGGTAAAGGGACATCTAAAGATGAAGAAGTTGATGGTACAAAAATTGGAACATTTATAGATTGTATTTCTGGTATTACAATCTCTTGTATTTCAATCGAAGGCATCTCTTTTTTTCAACACTTCTACTTGCGAAAAACATTTAGGACAAGATAAATTAGTCAATACCGAAAACTCAGGGTAAGTTGGCATTGACTCATCAATATCTATATCTCCACTTGCTATTAACTCAGAATTACACCAATAACAATTCACTTTAACTTAGGTAACTGCATTGATGGGCCTGTTAGATCAGGTATTTCTGCATCAAGAATTTCTGGCATAAGTCCTTGTACTTTTTCTAATACTTGATTCATTATTTTTGTTTTAAACTGTTCGCTACTAAGGTACTTGTAACCAAAAAATGCTGAAACTAAAGTGCTGACTATAAGTATGAATGAGGCTATACTCAAAATATTAGAAATTTTTTGGAACATGATTAAATTTGCAATATTAAAAGCACTTTCTTTAACAAGTGTGCTTGTATTACTGCTTATTCTAGCCTTATCACCTCTCTACGTCACTATGGGATTAATGACAAGACAAATGATAGAGAAAAGTGTCAAGTAAACATCATTTCTACCTCGTCAAAAGTTAATGAGTCTGTAGAAAAGCATATAGCTTTTCGATTTATTTCTGTACTATCTAAAGGGATCACACTATGAACTTTACTTACATTTAAAATATATACATCTCCGGGTTTAGCAATAAAAGATTCTGTCTCAATCAAATCATCTAAATTATATATATATCCATTAGTTTGATTTTTTATCTGATAAGGTTTGGCATTATTTTTTATTTCATAGAATTGTGTTTTACAATTATCTGTCTCAATATAAAAGTTTATTACTGCATTAGCTCCACTATCAAAATGAGGAAGTATATATGAATTAGCTTCTAGAAATAATGGATAAAAATCTAATTCATGTTTCTTTGGAACAGCATTTATATGCTCATTAATTTTTAAATCACTGTACCATAATCCATTAAATTTATTATCTACATCCATACCATACTCTATTATTCTTTCACCGATTTCGTAAGAAGGTATATCTATTTCTAGAGCTAACTTCTTAAAATACATTACTAATTAATTCCACTTACCATTTAGTTCCCATTCCAAATACTCTTTGTTTCTTTTTTCAATGTAATCCCAAAACCACTTATTAGGATCATTCGCATCTGCTACAGGTCTTGGTTTTAATTTTTTTAATTGTTTTTCTAATTCATTTTCAACAAGCCAATCCATATTTTTCATAACTTGTCCTAGCAACTGATCCTCGAATGCTGGACTTTTCATATACAAAAATACTAATAATCCAGAACCGAAAGTAATAGAAGATGTAAATAAAGCTAAGTATGCAATAAATCTTGTTCTCATTCTGTTTTGAGTTCTTTCCAAATTTTAATTATTAGGATCTTCTGGATATTGTGTCATATTAGAAGTTCCATCTTCTTTTGTGCCATATAAAGTAACTAAAGCTGCGGTGTTTGCACACGCATCAATTTCTTTTTCACGAGTGTCACAAGCTGTCCTTACTGCATCACGATAAGTTGTAATCGCTGTTGGTATTGCAGTAGATTTTTCAGCTTTTCTTACAACATACCAATCATATTTAGACAACAAATTAGCAGCGTAGGCTTTTTCTTGTCTTTTTAATACTGATTTAACACCTAATGTAACTAACTGACTACCATCAGGTTTTTTTAATAAATTACCATCTTTATCAGTTGCATTTACATCATCAAGTGCTTTTGCAGTTCCATTTAATGTATAAAAACGTGAATCATACGTTGGTGCGTCAGCTACTTCTGTAATTCCTATTGCTTCTTTCTCTGCTTTGGTTGTAAATCTCAACCAGTTAGCAGGATACTGTGTTCCATCGGATGTTTTAAATGCAACATCAACAGGTAAAAGTTTTCCGTTTAATTTAAATGCCATAACTATATATTACCTCGCTCTTGAATATTTAAAAGGTGCTTCACTAAAAGCCATAAATATATATGTAGCACCAGATGCGTTATGTACAGCAGCATTTGTTTTAAAAACAAAGCCCATAGAGGTAAAATCTATAATTGATACATCATATTCGGCATCAGGTAAATCAGGACTTATTGAATCATTGTCTACATTAAATCCATTTCTTTTATTATCAAAAATGTACCAATGACCAGTGCTGTCTATTCTTTTTTGCATTACAAAAGCTGGTCTAAAACCTAGAAAGATCATATTTCCAGCACTAGAACCATTTCCGACATACTTACCAAAATTGCTAAAGCCCGGTACAGAACTAAAACAGTAAGAAACCATGTCATCATTAGAACCATTTACACCGTTATAATCTCCTAAACTAAATTTATTGGAATCTATAGTTACGCTAGTTCCTAAAATATTAGTATCATCAGCTTGAGCAGCATTTGTGTTGAAATAAACTATATTTGGATCGGAAGGACTATTATATGCTGACTTATGATAAACCGACCAAAATGATCCAGTTGAATCATTTCTATTCTTAGTAACAATTACATCAGGTGCTACTCCTAATCCATGCCCTACTGTAGCTCCAGCTGAACCTGTGCCAATATATTTAATTATAGAAAACCCTGCTGTTGTGTTTGCTTTCACTATTGATATGATAGACCCACCAAAATTACTTGATCCAAGAAGTGAATTAGTATTTATTGTGCCTCCCATCCCGCTGTGCAGTGTACAAAAATAATGAAGTGTCGGTGCAGAAGCAGGTACTACTATCTGTACTGAGGTTGAGCTTAATACAGTAACTCCTGTTGTATATTCAACACCACCTCCATGCGTACCATCTGATGTTGTTGAAAACCTAAATGGGTGTGCTGATGGATAATTAAATATATAAGTACCACCTTCTTCAAGATCAAGAGTTACAGCAGACGTTCCGTAGCCATCAAATCTATATTTATTACCATTATCCGAAACAACCGTAACTGTATATGTTTTACTTGCTACACCACCTGCGTTCCAATTCCAAGCAACAAAATCTTCCAAGTTTGTAAAGTTTACATCAGGGCCACTATCAGTGTTATCTCCTAAAGAAAAACCATTCGCATCAAATGATGTAACTGAATCAGTTTGTGTTTGTTCTGCATTTATATTATTAGTATTTAAAGATTTACCAGGCCCCCTTAAAGAATCAAAAATACCATGATTTGAACTTTGATCAATTTCTTTTATCCAAAGCCAATCAGGTGAAAAAAGTAAACCTGTGATTGATTGTGTTGAAGCATTGCCTTCATAAAGCAAGGTATCAAAATGCTCTCTAGGAAATGATATTGTAGTATCAGCAAAATTTTCTGAACTTAAAGTGTTATAACCGCTTGGAACATTACTTGGATTATAAAAAGGTCTTTGACCAAAATTAATAGCAGCAGCAGAACTAGAGTAACCTCCTCCACCATAAAGACTTACACATAAAGCATATTCCCCAGAAATACCACTAAAAGCTTGACCTTGATCTGTTCCATTTTTGTAAAAGTTTAAAGTACCATTATCCATGTCTAAAGCTATTCCAATAAAATCACCAGTTGTATAATTAGCACCATAACTTCCTGCAACTTCAGAGTTGTTATACCATGTGTGATTTAGATCAAAATAAGCATAACTATTTGTACTATCACCTAAATAAGAATCATTATTCTGAAAACGATTTGCAATGCCTACTCCAACTCTTGGTCCAAGAACTTCTACCTCACAGTACCATTTTCCACTTGAAACATACATAGTGCTTGGAAAAGTTATCCAGTTACCAGTAGTACCAGTTACGTTAAGACCTCCATTCGCTAATCCACCACTATTAGGTGAGTTTACCCAATTTAAATTAGCAAAATTATGTGATGGACTATCAGCTAAAGAATCATTTTCCTTTCCAGCAGCTACTGAGAAATTATTAGGTGTCCAGTTGTTGCCATTGCTAGATGAATCTTTCCCAAGGGTGGTTGCTGTAGTGTTTGAATTATCATTAAACTGCAAATAAAATCCATTTGTTCCCAAACTTGCTGAACATTTAACAGGTATCCATTGACCTGTCCTTGTGTCTGTTCGTGCAAAAGATGTTGGTGCTAGTTGCTGACCATCAACATTATATATTTCTGCCATATAACCATCGTAATTATAAACATTACTATAATTAATCCTTCCTATAGTATGCAGTTGTGCATTAAAATTCCAACCTAAATCTAAATTTTGTGAGGGATTATTTTGAGTGCTAAAGCTTGTCTCACGCACTCCATTTACATAAAATATAACTCTATCAGCAGCAGTTGAGTTTTCAGTATCTATTGCAAGCACAAAATGATACCAAGCTGTAGGATCACGAAAAACTCTGTTTGTTATAAACCAGTTAGTACTCCAAGCACCACATTGTATATGATGTGTGTTAGTAAGAGTAATCCAAAAATAATAACTATCATTTCCTGATGTTGAATTATCATAAGCCCCAAAAAAAGTTCTGTAGGAGGCTGTAATTTGACCGAGCTTAAACCACCAAGAAATAGTAAATCTTCTTCTATTGGAAGTATTACTTGGAGTTCTGCTTAAATAAGAAGGATCATTATAATTAAACCTTAAACTACGTTCTACAGTATGTTTCTTTCCTGCTAGAAAGAAAGGTGATGGACTTCCTATACTTGTCATTAGCTAAAGTTTGCGACAAGTTGTGCAGAAATTTTTGTAGATGATCGAGCAACCCAAACAATCATATCAACTTGCGTAGCAGTAGTAGATAAAACAGGTGGTGTTCCTCCATCTGGGAAATCCCAATAGCTTTCATAAGAAAGCTGCTTATTACCACCAGATCCTTGAGTAATAAATATTACACCTGATTGTCCAGCAGCTAATGTTGTAGGATTTTTTAATGTACTATTGCCTGTTAAGGTCATTGAAAAATTATTTGCAGTTTTAAAATCTATGGTTATATCACCTGTCTTATCGCCTAGTGGAGAGATTTCTCCAATAGTTCCTTTTGTAGTAACTCTTCCGTTACCGCCAGAAGATCCACCATTATCAAATACAAGGGTATTTAGTCCACTTGTTTCATGTTTTACATTAGTAACTTTTAATGTACTCATTTAACTAGGTTTTGGATTAGCGTCTTTAACCGCTTTTATTGCATTATAGAAACCAGCCAACTTGACTTTCAAGTCTGCGTCAGCATCTATAGCGTGCCAAAGTAAGTCTAGCTGTTCTCCAAATGCTGGATAGCTTCTAGCTCTATCTGATTTGTAACCGTTGGCAGCTCGATCTGCAAGAAAGGCTGCTTCTTCTGCCTCTCTAGCAGATATTTCTTCTGCTGTTAAAACAACTTTTTCTCCGTTTACTATTTCAAAATTATCAGCCATTATCTTTTAATCCCATAAACTGTATACATATAATCACTAATATTACCTGATGAAAAATAGAAACGAATACCATTAACATAAGTTGTAGTATCATTTGAATAATGTCCAACACCACGAGTGGAGTAATGGTCAGGTGTATGTGTCATGTAGTTTGTATCGTATTCAATCCTATTTCTTTGTCTTGCTAAATCGCCTTGGTCATCTGATCTAGCAACGTGCAATACTACATGGATAAAAAGGTTTTCTTCTGTATCGGCACCAACATTTTCGGCAGGTTCTAAAAGACTTTGAGAACCAGAAGATTTATGAGAAACATTATTACTTGGATTCTGCTGTTCTTTCCAACCAACATAATTTGAGGCAGTTATAGTATTACTTCCATTTCTGAATCTAACATATAAATTTGAATTATCAGTACCGGGTTGCATACTTAAAAAAATCTCAAACGCTCTGTATGTAGCGGTATCAAGGTTATCAATATTTATTGCACTGCCACCACTAGAACCGCTCGCAGAAGTTAGTTTTACATAATCAGATGCTGCTGGAAGAGCTGCAAAACTTAAATTACCAGAACCATCAGTTTTTAAATAATTACCATCTGATCCATCAGCATTTGGAAGTTTAAATGCTACATCTGCGGCTCCTGGAGCGTTGGTTGGTGAGTTGAGAGAAACAACATTACCGCCTGAGTGTTTTAATGATATTTTGCTCATGGTTTTGGATACTTGTCTTTAATAGCTTTAATAGAGGCCTTCCAAGCATCTATGCCTTCATTATATATCTGGTCAAACTGATCTTCAAACTTTGGATATTCTGCCCTTCTTTTAGATTTATAACTATCGTTTTCTAAATCCCAAGCAGCTTGTAATGCTTTTAAACCATTTGTGCAATCAGTTTCAGTAGGTTTAGAACCTTTATCGTTAACAATTAAATTTGAATAAACTTTATTGTTTATATCAGACCAACTAAACCAAGCTCCTGTTCTTACAGTTATAAGGTAATCTTCTATGTGGTCTGGTCTACCGTCTGGAAATCTCATTTTATGTATCCGCTATTTTT